ATAATTAAAATATTAAATAGTTAAACCCAAATTTTACCTCGTATATTTCTTTGCCCCAATATCTCATGTGTACGCCTTCTACAAATAAACCTAAACTTTTAGTTATTTTAGTTCCAAATATAATGCCAGCATCCCACTCTGCCATACTATCTTCGTATTTATACGAGTAATCATCTAAGCCTTTATGGTATGGTAAAAAATTATACCATGTGTGTAGCCAAAAATTAGGCGTGTACTTATAATAAGCAACTCCAATGACAGCGCTTAATTCTTTTTGCATGCCTAATTTTTCAAGCTCTCGCTCATTGTATCTAGCAACGGCGTCACCAAAATAGTGATTAAAGAACTCATTGTTAGAAGTAGCTACCAGCGTAGAATCACCGCCGCTAACGTCGTACCAGTTTTGATCGACATAAAGCCCTTGTACCCAAGGCTCAGGTGCATAACCAAAATCTTGCGCTAAGTCTTGAAAGTTAGAAGAACCTGGTACCCAAAAATCTTCTATAGGATTTATACCATATGCTGGGTGCACCCTAAATATAGTACCAACAGTAAAATCCCAATTACCTTTATTAAATCTTATTCTATAATCTAATGATGAATATCTTAAGTTTACCCTTTCATTATCTGTGTACTGTGCTTTAACCACAAACCAATCACCGAGGTAACGTAACCAAAAATTTTGCTCAGTAAACTTTTCACCACGATTACGTATAAAAGAATAATTAAACAAATACTCCCAACCATTAGCGTTACCAATAGTAACATTGTCTGCAGTATTTCTTTCAGTTCCAGTGTACCATGTTTGTCTCTTCGTCTCATAATCAAATCTTGCTATTTTTCTTAGCCCTATAGTTAAATTATAGTCATAGGGATTAACTTGTGTTATGTCTTCATAACCTTTCATTACCGCTCTATAATCTTCTCTTTCAACAAAAGACGTATTCATAGATGACGACGTATAGAAAGTTGAGTATTGGAAAAACTCTTTTATCTGCGCTGTACTTACAGTACAAACTAACAGAAGTAATATTATTATTTGTTTCATTTTATATATCTAAATCTTTACTATCTAATAATGTATATGTGAAGCTATTACCCCACTTATCTCTAGCAACTCTACATATGTCCATGAACTCATGCCAATCATCATTAGCTGCTATTACTTGACAGCCAGCAGACCATTTATCTACTTGGCTAGATTTTTTACCACCCCATTTAGTTGCTCTATGTATATTAATACCAAACAACCCTGTCTGCGTATTATCATTACTTAAATCAAACTTGTTATCTTTATTAGCATCTCTGTATACTGTAACAGGACCATTTTGTCCTAATGCTTCATATCTACCTTGGTGTAATCTAATTTTATGAGAACCACGATACTGCCCTTCTTTTAAGACGGCCACACCTTCTTTTCTCATTATGTTTTCCACCCAATATCTACCGGGATCAGTTGTGCAATCATAACAATAAAATTCCCATTGGTCATCACATTTAAATGATAGTGTAATTTTATCGTCAAACTTATTTGTTACTTCGGTTCCTGTGTTAGAGTTTCTAACTCCTACGATGTTAAGGTTATAATCACCAGACTCGAACCATTTGAATCCTTTACCCTTAACTCCTCGTTCAATTATTTCTCTTGTTAGTTTCATTATTTTATTATTATTGTTATATCAGCAGTAGAATTAGTAACTGCTTGTAAGTTGTACCTATCAGAATCAAATTTTATATTATCTTCTAAAAGCAACGAAGCTCTAGGCGGTATATTGGTTTCGTTAATAACGTATATAGTTGGTGATCCAGCGCCGTCATTTAACTGTATCTTTACCACGCAGCTATCTGAATCATCATGATTAGTAATTAAAATACTTCTAATATTCCCACTAATGCCACTGCCTTTAGTTATTAATTCTACAGGATCTGAAGTTGTATCTGATGATATATTGTTATATATTGCCATAATATTAATTTTAAACTGCCGATATAGTTATATAACCACCATATACTCTATCACTAGTACCTTGTGATAACTCAATAAGTATATAGTTAGTAGCATCACTTGTTACGTCTGTTATGTTTATTTCTGTACCTACGTTTCCAGTACCTTTACTAGTAACAGTTGCAGAGTCAATATTAGCCTCATAAACTATTACAGCAGGTGTGCCACTACCGTTTATTTTAACATGCGTAGCAGCATAGCCATTTGGTATTGGTAAAGAAGCGTATAGCTTAGCTGTTGAAAAAGATTCTAACCACCTATCGCCACTAGTGTCATCAATCATTGCTGGCCTACCAACATCATCTGGTATAAAATCACTAGGTAATATTTTTATTCTAGTAATAGACCCATGCCAACCAGCTCTGACAACGCCCGTTGTAGGATTAAATGTTACGTCACCATCAGGCTCAATGTTTATATGACCATCACTTCCCGCTGCATCTACAGTTTTTATCGTAGTGTTACCTTTAGTGGCTATAGATATTTTAAAATAATCATCAAAGCTTGCTCCACCCGCTTCATATAGAATAAAATTAGAAGTACTACCACCAGTATCAAACTGCGCGTAGTAAGTACCAGCGTGTAAAAAATTTATACCACCATTTCTAGCAGAATCTATATTAATTAAACCATCAGCATCTAAGGTTAAAACCGCTGCAACCCCACCTGACGCATCTAAAGTAGAAAGTGTTGTTACTCCAGCTGCTTCAACATTTATTCTAAATCTATCGTTCATCGTAGATCCGGCTGCCTCGTACATATCTAATCTACCACTATTTGCCGTAGAATAAAAAGAAGCCATTGGGTTTGATTGATAAGAACTCAATGAAGTTCCTGTTGAACCCGTTAAAGCAGTATAAAAATCTATACCACCATTTTGTGAGTTGCCCGTAGAAAGACCAGTATACAAAGCTAATCTACCACCGCGTTTATTCGTTTGGCCAGCTGTGGCGTTAGCACCTAATATACTAATTTGACCAGCATGATCATCACTATGGGCTAGTTTTTGTATTTTAGTTTCAGTGTCGTTATCCGCACCAAGAGTTATATCATTACCGTCAAACAAGAAATTAGCTTCAGCATTCAATCCAGTTCCACCAGTTGATGTTGTAACTCTATTATCTCCAGCGTTAGTTATAGTTAGCTCACCTGATTCGGTGTCTGCTTTTACTATTTTATTATTTGAATCTAGGCCAAGATTACCTCCACTAGCAATTGTACCAGTGGAGATATCTTCTAAGTATACGTCATTACGAAATCTTGATACAAAATCGTATATTTGTTGGCCTATCCATTTCATTTATTTATATTTCAAATCCAAAATTTAAGATCATAAATCTAAATCTAGGACATGTCCCTTTTTTTTTACACTTAGCACAAGGACAAAACATTACTTCAAACATTGTCCATGTTCCTAGTCTAAAAGTTAATTCATATATTTCTTTTTTATTTCCTGCTTTCCAGGAATTAATCCAGTTTATCATATTTTTTTTGTTTTGATTCTATATTATAATCACACGTTTATTGGTGAGCATAACATCTTTTATTCTCGTTCTCTGTTTTATTCTTGCATCTCTTACCATTCTTTTTAATACCAGTACATCTATATTCTTTAATACCATCACCATCTCTATCCATGCCGTCAGTAAATGCAGCATGGTGGTAACATAGGAATTTTTTATCTTTAGTAGGTTGTGACATTATACTACATCTCTTACCATTTGATTTTATACCAGAGCATCTAATTGTTTTGTAACCTTCTTCTTTTAATCTTTGCTCTTCTTTCTTTTTTTCTTCTTCTTTTTCTATTTTCTTTTGTTCTGCTCTTTTTGTTTTAGCAGTTTCTTTCGCGGCTTCAAGCTCTTCATCTTCAATACCAATATCCCATCTACTCCAACCAAGAACTAATGCTACTTTTTTCCAAGTATCATGACCGCCTGTAAAAGCTTCTTCTAAGTTGTTAGCTTTATTTTGTAATCTAGCTAAAGGAATATTAGTTAAACCTTCTACGATATTAGCCCACTTTGATATCTCTGGATTTTCTATTCTAAGTCCTAATTCTTCAGAAACTCCTTTGTTATATTTTTCAGCGTAATAAGCATTATATATTTTTCTAAGTTTACTACCAATTGGTGGAGACAAGTTTAATATTTCAAGTCCTATTTTTTCTGGTCTATCTTTACCAAAGTCAGCTTCTTGCTGTTTGTTCCATTGTATAATAGTGTTTTTAAGAGTAGATACTAGAGCTCCATATATACCCGTACCACGTAAAAAACTATCTAAAGCGCTATTAAGAGCTCTTTCTGTTTTATCATCTATTAACTCTTCATCTTCATCCCCAAACAATAAAAAAGCTAAAGCTGATTGTAAAGAAGCAAATATAATATTTTGTACAGCACCGTAGTATAATATTTTAGATACGTTAGTTTTAAAATCACCTCTACCATTTATTAAATCAACTAACGATTTTTTAGTTAATCTACCATATTGCATTGTTACGTTTTGAAAAGCTAATATAAATCTACCTAATACACTAGCTTGCTGCTGTGATATTAAATCTTCTCTTGAAGACTGCTGTGTTTCTTCTGCCACCTGCTGAAAGTCAAGCATTGCTTGATCGTGGGCTTGAGCTGGACTCATACCTTTTTTGATTAAGCTTTTATATCTGTTTCTATAAAAACTAGCACCACCAAAAGCTATAGCAAAACTATCCGCAACCTGTGTTGGTAAAAAACCTTTTTGTAATAAATATCTAATAACACCAACTGGTGTAGCTCTACCTTCTCTAAAAGTTTTTGTTAACTCAGCGGCAGATACGTCTGTCTGCAAACCAGATCTTCTTTGTTTTAGCATTGGTGAATTAAATAACATGACAAAGTCTTTCCAAAATTGAGGTTGATTGGCCCACGCTGCTGATGCTTTAAATATATTGTTATCACTCCAGTTTATAAAGTTAACAGTAGACAAAGTTTGAAGTAAAGCTGATCTTGTATTAAAAAACATAATAGAACCAATAGAAGCATTAATCCAACTAGTAAAGCCAGATACAATTCTACTTTGTCCACTAGGTCTATTACCTCCATTTTCCATACGAAATAAAGAATCTAATAAAGCACTTGTAAAATCATTTCCGTATATAGCTCTTATTTTATTAATATTTTGTTGACTAAATATTATGTTTTTGTTATGGATAAACTCATGTAAAAACTCTTGTCTACCTATTTTATCAACAATGTTTCTTAAATCAGTTGATATACTCTCAAGCATCCATGTTTCTGAAGGTGCCGTGTAGCCATCTTTTCTTTTAGTTATAAGAGATAAACTATCAGCAAATGCTCTTATTTCAGGATTATTATTAACGTGATTTATTAATCTTATTTTTACTTTATCTGATATGCCTTCTATTTCAAAACCGTTTTTATTCCATAAGTAAACACGGACAGCTGTATCAACAGTTAAACCAGTTAATGGAACGTTATTATTAAGCTTTATTTTATGTTTCTTTTTTAAATTTTTAAAATCTTCAACCATTGTTTGCTTGTAAGTATTCCAAGCTCTAATACCTTTACCAAAAGGCGTTACTAAATTATCAACAAGATATTTAAAATCAACTTCCCCTTGTTTACCTGAAGTTATAAAATAATACAACAAACCTTTAAAATCTTCTGCTGATGGTGGTATGTAAAGGCTTTTTAAAAATCTTTTAATGTTTGTTTGTGAAGCTAACTTTCTAGCCTCTGCCGAAGAAAATACTTTACCTGCTTCGATTCCTTTTTTACGTTCTAGTATTTCGTTAAATTCTACACTTGCTTTTTCACTAAACTTTATTTTAGCTTGTACTACATCTGATTTAATATCTAATTGATCTAGCGCTTGTTTAACAGCTTCAACGTTTTGTAAGGCATCATCAACAAAATACATATCATTATATCCTTCTGCAAACTTTTGTAAAAACCATTTTGCTTTAGCGTCACCAGTACTATTAGCTAAACCAGTAATATTTTCTATAGGTATATTTAACCCTTGTGATTTTAAAAACTCGTGTATAGCTTTAGCTGATTGCTGAGGTCTAGCGGTTAAAACAAACATGTCTTTAGTACCGAACTTAGCAGCCCGCTCTTTAGCTTTGTCTAACAACGGGCCTGGAGTTCCGTCAACAACATCATTAAACTCTGAAAAATCAAACTCGCCACCTTGTTCTAATATAGCATCTCCTTGCTCTGCAAACTCAGCGGCATCTAATCTAAGCTTTTCGTAACTAGAAACAAAGTCTTCCATTTGACGAACTAACTTACCTGGCATAGGGCTTTGCATTGTTAAGTTGTCTGTGTTGACTTCCATAAATCTATTGCCAAACATTTTTTTAAATGTAGGCTTATTATTTTGTACCGCCTCATGATTACGCTTTACTATAGTATCTAACAACGAGCGTTCTTTTCTAGCTCTATTACGCTCTAAGGCTACATCTAATGAAGTATCTACAAATAACATACTAACATCATACCCTTTAGATTTAAACTCATCTACGAGCCTCTGCATTGATTTAACACTACCTCCAGTACCGTCTACTATAACTCCGTTAGCATTACCTTGATACTTCATCATTTTACGTCTAGCTATTTTTCTAGCTTGAGCTCCTAACTTACCTAAAGTACTTCTTTGTTCTTTTGTTAAGTCTCTCATATCTGCAGGTAATCCTGAGTTTTTCTTTAACCACTCTAGCGATATATCAGAGTTAACTATTTTAAAGCCCATACCTTCTAAACCAAGTTGGCTTATAACATTTCCTTTACCACTACCAGCGCCACCAGCTAAAAATATAACTTTACGATTTGGCTTAGGCGTCCCGTCTGGATTTGGCACCGTTGCTCTTACGCCTGACTTAGTAAAACCTAATGTATCATCAAAATCAAATGTTGACATACCTCTAGGCTTAGAACTATTTTTTACAGAGTTAACATCAGCGTCTGCTATGTTTTGATCTGTTTTTATTTTTTCACTAGATCTAAGACCGGTTGGTTTACCATCAGCTTTTATTTTATATATTTGCTCAAACGTTCTACCATCAAGGCCTATTAAAGAAGAGGGTGGTATACCTATGCCGTCTACAGCTACTACTATAGCATTAAAATATCTTTCCCACCAATTACCATCTATAACACTAAAGTTATCATTCATTCTTCTTTGTAAACTAAAACCGCTTTCTGTTCTAGCGCTTCTTAGTTTATTATCCATAGCTTTATCTAGAGCTATTAGCGTATAGTTTTTCATTAAAAATTTATACGAGGCTTCAAAATTAACATCAGATTTTAAAGCTGAATCTAATAAATACAAGTATGCGGCTGTTGCCGGCATAGCGTGTTCATATTCAAATCTCTTACCTGTTATTGTTTCAGAATAACCTATAAATCTAGCACCTAATTTATGCCAATGTCCAGTATCATTAGCTACTAAACCAAGATATGTAGCTATGCCTCTAGCGTTTTCAGGATTTTCTTTAATTACTTGATTAAATCTAGACCACATTTCTTCATGAATCTTAGTAACTTTATCGTTCCACCTATCTATACTACCATCTTCTATGCCCTTTTTTATAGTCTTGTTATCTTTAAATATAGAAGAATAAGCTGATACTTTAAAATCTGATATACCTTCTATAGGTGGTCCAAAGTTTTCGTCAGGTAAATTTCTTAAGTCTCTTAACGAGTGTCTAAATTCGTTATATGATTTAGCTTCTTTAGGGTTTTTAAATACACCTGGCGATGTTTGTGACATAGAAAAATTACCATAAGCGTCGTGGCTAGGAGTGAACACAGTTCCCCAATGCTGTATGTTTAAATCTTTTATTACCTTTTTTAAATTTTTATTATTTTTGCCAGGCTCTTTTATTGCTTGATCAATTAAAGGTTTAGCTACTTTAATATCTAAGTTATATTGTTTATAAAACTTATCTCCCATTAAAGCTATTTGTTTTTGAATTTCGTCTACAGCTATAGATCCAACGTCACCAAACCAAAACTCTCTAGGCATTATAGGAAGTAACACGTCTTTAATAAAAGTTCTAAACTTTTTTCTACCTTCGTTAGTTTTTAAATCAAAAGCGTTACCAATGTTGTTCATATTTAAAACAACATTTTTACCATTAGCGTCAATATCTAAATAGTTGTTTACATTTAAAAACTCGTCTATTTCAACAGTAGATTTAGAACTAAACTTTAAATCAGGATCTCTGTTTATAGCTTCGTTTATTTCTTTAACAACTTCTTGAGGCGTTATACCATCAATGCCTTTTAAATCCATGTATTTTTCTACAAATTCTCTATTTAAAACTTCAGGAGTAGCATCTTTAGCTATAGCTATAGCAGACTCAGAAAGTATTTTTATTTTATTGTTACCTCTAGTTCCAGATCTTTTTCCAGTTCTAGGATTTATAAGAGGCGCGTTTATAAAAGACTCCCATTGTGATGTTGTTGTTTCTAGTCTTTCGTATACTGGTACGCCTTGAGCTCTTTTCTTTTTACTTATAGTACTATTATTTAATATCTCCTCTGGTAATAGTCTTTTATTGTCAGGGTTTCTACCAGACTCGTTTCTTCCGTAAACAAAATCAGATAAAATAGTTTTATTAGTTGCTCTGCCGTGAGATTTAATAAATATCTTTTCAGGCAATTGCTTTTGCATTTGAATTAACGTTGATATTGGTATAGATTCTAGTATAGCTTTTCTATACTTAATTAAATTAGCTGGATTTTTAAACACTCTTTCCATCGTACTGTAAAGAGTATTGGCAGAGTTTTGCTCAAATGATTTTAAAAACTCTTTAGGATTTCTAAAATCACTAGACATTATTATAGATGTTTTAACTTTTGCAAAAACCTCTGACTTACCTATATCACTTATACCTATTTCTTTTCTAAATTTTGATTCTATATTTTTAGATTCAACGTTTCGATCTTTAACTACATCATCAAATAAATTTATCGAATCTGTTATTTTATCTAAATCGTAGGTTGTATCTTGTATTTGCACAATAGGCCCATCTTGCATTTGAGCGTCTAGACTTTTAGTACCTAATGGTGCTTTTCCAGCATTAAATAACTTAAATACATCGTCAGCTCTAAATCTTAATTGACCTTGTATGTACCCAAAAAGACTATCGTTCTGTCTATTAGTTCCCCACAAACCTCTATTAAATCTATCAATCATGTTTTTAAATTCAGGAGAATTTTTAACATCGTTAACCCACGTTTTTGGTATAGGTCTTACTTTATATTTCCCTCGGATCAAACCATCTAACCAAGTATTTTTCTTTAATTCGCTTAAAGCTCTTTTAGCACCTTCGGTTTTCCACTCTTCATCAGTGTAGACCTTACTAGTTCTTGGATTTATCATTAAACCATTAACATCGCCATCTGCTTTAGCAGACATCTTAGCGTCTTCTTTTATTTTCTTTTCTTCTTTTTTCTCTTTTTCAGCTTTCTTTCTAGCTTCAGTAGCTATTTTACTTTTTTTAATTTTTTCTCTAAGTTTTTGATTAACCTCACCTGCTTTAATTTTTTTAGCTAGTTCAGTTAAAAATCTAATAACATCTGTCTCTCCTTCAAAATCAAACTCAACGTCAGAGTTAGTAGCTTTTTGTGTACCTTTTGTAAATAAAAATCCAGCCATAGCCGCTATACCAGAATTTTTTTCGCTCTTTAAATCAAACTTTCCTTCAGCAACCATTTCAAAAAATGTAACAACAGCCTCATCTATTGGCATTTGGTTTTTAGTACCCCAATTAGTTCTTAAAGCTAACTGTAAATAAAGAGCTGGATTTACTTGCTGTATAAAATCAAATAGTTCTTCAACAATTTCTTTAAAAGCTTCTGGGTTTTCTGATATAGCTTCTGTTAATATAGTGTGACCAAGCTCATGAGTTCTTGTTTCCAACCTATCATCTTTAGCCATATTTTCTTCTACTTGAAAAGGTATAAAATCAACTATATCACCGTCTTTGTTTCTTATTGCTATATTACTTCCGTGTCCACCTTTTAATATGTTTTCTATTAATTTCTTTTTATTAGCTTCAGATATATCCATTTTATTTATAGCATCTATAGCTTCATTAACAGTTTTAAAACTTAATAAAGATTTACCTAATTTAGTTTTACCTCTTTTACTTTTATAATCTCTTCTAATCTCTTCAATATTGTATTGTAATCTAGCCTCTTCATTTATCTGATCGTCAGTAGGATTTTGAATTTTTTTACCATCACCAAAAAGTTGTTGCCCGCTCTCAAGCCTGTTCCTAGCGTCGTTAATTAATTTTTGTTTTCTTTCGATGTCAGCGTCAGAGTTACTATTCATTAGAGCTATCCACTTGCTACCAAACTCCTTAGAGTTTCTCATTACCTCCATATAATCAGTGACTCTATTGTACTCTGCTTTTAAAATTTTTAATGCTGCATTTTTTTGTTTTCTGTTTAATTTTTTATCAGCGTGTATTGATTTAGCCTCTTGAGTTATAGCTTGCGATCTAGCGTGGTATTTTAAATACACATCAGTAAACTCTTTACTTAATTTGTTTTTTACTTTAGATTCTACTTCTTTAAGTATTTTTTGATTATTTTTACCTAAAGATTCTATCTCAGTCTCTAATGACTTTATATACTCTTTATTTACTTTAGCTTTAGGATCTTGTTTTAAGCTTCTATTGTATTTATCTAGCTCTTGTTTTTTCTTTTTTATCTGCTTTAAATTATTTTGAAATTCAAGGTTTTGTTTAGTATCAGCCATAGCGTTCATAAACATACCTTTTATTACAGGCGCTCCACCAAATATAACACCAAACATTCCACCTGAAAATAACGCATGGCTTAGGTTTTCAGATAAAGGTCTTCCAGTTATTAAGTTTTGAAACAAAGAAGTAAAACCTTCTGCTGCCATTTCTTGAGCACCACCTCTTAAAAACCCAGTCCAATTGTTTTTAAACCAATCATTAGCCCCTCTAAAACCACCTTGTAATAAAGATTTTGTTCTTCCAAACGTACCAGCCCAAGATCTCTTTAACATAGGCACAGTAAATAACCTATCAAAAACAGCTTCAGCAGCGCCGTAACCAGCGCTAGTCCAAAACTTTTCATGCTCTGATGTTTTTCTACCCGTTAACATTTCTGTTTGTAACATTTGCGCGTAGTTGTCTACACCACTAGATCCAGCAACAGCGAATAAACCAGCGCCACCACCAACTCCTAGACTAACAAATATAGGTATTTGTTGCCCTACTTCTTGCGCGAACCACTTACCAAAGTTAGTTATATTACTAAAAGCATCGTCAAAATCTATTCCTTTTTGATATCTATTTCTTTGATAAGCATTTAGTATACTGTGATCCATTATCCTACTATCTACTACTTCTTGAAGATTAGTTCCAGCGATATTATCAAGTGTATATTGTGTTATTTTTGCACCAGCAAGTAAACCACCAGAAAATAAATCTTCAAAACCATCCATTATCAAACCGTTCCAAAAAAGATCTAGATCGTTGTAGTTTTTCATAGCTAACTCAGCTTTATAAGGCGTCCAAGTTAAACCTTCCATGACTTTATAATTTTCATCTAGCCATTCATCTAAATCTGACTGTTCTTTTTTTAGTATAGATAAACCATTTATATACTTATCCCATATTTTTTTAGGTATTTTTTTATCTATATCTTCAAAAGTATAATACTGCTCACCAGGTTTTATTTCGAAAATGTAATCAGGGTCTGATATTAAATTATCTATTTTTATTTTATAAGCTAATTCATTTTTAGGATTATCTACAGTACCAAATCTATCTACAATATCTCTATGTTTTTTATCAGACATAGCGTTAAAGTCAAGTAAAGCTTTAGCATCTCTATCTTCTTTTACTCTAAACGCAGCTCTAACTTGCTCTATAGTTCCCTTAGAAAACCAACCGTCTTCTATAGAGTCCATATAATTTAACATTTTTTCGTCTATTAACTTTGGCTTTACGCCAGCTAGTAGTAAGTTCCAAGCTACGGCTTGCACTTGTTCATTAAAATCAGGGCTAAGAGAAGGATCAGGTAGGTTGTTTTTATGAGCCATTGCTAATAAAAAATTTTCAGCTTGCTCTAGAGTTTCAGAGTGAGGTACGTAAAATCCTCCATTATGAGTTCTGTAGCCATCAAACAAGCCTGGCTTCATTATCATTATTTTTTCTCCACTAGGATCTAAGATTAATTCACCATTTTCATCTTTCTTGTAAATACTAAACTTCATTTTAGCGTCTATAACTTCTTGATCTGATATGTATAGAGCGCCTTGTTCCCCAGTATCTGGGTTTATTTTCATCTCTTGTTTTCTAATTTCTTGTATACTAGCTTCTAATCTTTCGTTTGTTTTATTATATTTTTCATCATCTGTTAAATTTTGATCTAAAAACATTTGAAGCTTGCTAGAGTTTTCGTCAATAGATTTTTTATAATAATAATCTTTTTTTTGATCACTTGTTGTAAGGCCTGGTAGTAAAAAATATAATGGATCAAATCCCATGTCTATGCCAAAATAACCTTTGCCTTCTCCAAACATTGATTCAAATTTTTTATACTCCTGGTCATAGTTTATTTTAGTGTCTATTATTACGGACTTTCCAGTACCTTTGTGTATTACTTTAACTCTTCTAAAATCATGTATTAGTCCTAATTGAGAAGCAGCGCCAGGTCCCATATTACCTTCCCAACCAGTACCTGTTAATGCGTCTAATGTTGCTCCAGCTATTTCATGTACGCTATCCATATCTGGATGTAGTATTTGAAATTCTAAAACATCTTCTCCATAATAAGTTTGCATTTGTCTAATAAAAGATTCAGCATTATTTTCATATAAAGAAGTATCACCAACATCAACAAAACTATCTTTACCATTAGCAACGCGCTTTACTTTTTTTCCTTTTTCAGTATAAAGATCTCTATAATTTAAAATGTCACCTGTAGGATTACCATCTTCATCTAATACCGAGGTACTCCAAAGTTGAGCGTTGTAATCGTAATCTAAATAATTTGTATCAGGATCTCCGTAATCAAATTTTGCAAAACTCCCTTCTTGTCCATTAGTGAGTATATAATTTAGTCTATTAATAGTTCCTTCGTCTTCTACGAATTTATTATTGTTACGCTTAAATGCCCACTGAAAATTAGGGTCATCACCTCCCATATAAATATAGTCATCATAAAACATATAACCTTCATACGTGTCTTCAATAAATAGTCTAGAGTTTCTTATATCTCTATCGCTCATTTGCTCTATGCTGTTAAGCTCGTCAATAATAGCTTGATCTAATTTAATTTCAAAATCTCCGCCAGGATCATGCTTATACTCCCATTCACCATCTTCATTTTTTGTAAAATCACCGTAAACAAGGCTGTCGTGTTTAAACATATTATGACCTTTTGATACGTTTTTTGGATTAACCCTTTTAGTATCTCTAAGATTATTGTCTTTAGCTTCTATTTCTTTTTGTTTGATATTTTCGTCTGATTCGACTGGAGTAGTTTCTCCTTCAGGTGTTTCTACTTTAGGAGTTTCTAGCTTTATAGCTGTGAGGTTTTTATTTTTTAGCTCTTCTTGAAAAGCCTCTTCGTGTTCCGCATCTACGTTTACTTGCCTACCATCGGATAGGCTATATTTATTTTCTTTATCTTGTTCTTGAACGAGAGTAGCAGTTAAACCAGCCTCTTCCAAAGCTTTAAAAAAAGCTTCTTCATGCTCTGGTGAAACCGTTTTGGTTCTACCATCAGATAGTAAATATTTTCTTTCCATACTGTATCGTTAGTTACCCGTTATTAAAATGTTTACAGAGAGTCTCCTGTTGTAAAATTTGTGTCTATATTTTTACCAGGAAAATTAGCCTGTATAAATGCATTCATTTCTGCCCTTGAATCTGATTCTGCACCAGCGCCATAATAATCATATCCAAATTCTTTTTTCTTACCGTTAGGTGCTGTTATTATAAGTTTACCCTCGCCTTTCGCAATTACGCTAAAACCGTACCGCCCAAGTTTTTCAGCGTTACCAGCCGCTAAATCTTCAGCCCCGTCATCAAAATACATATGTGTTGCTCCGCTTTGAGCGTAAGATGGCACTATAGTAGGTATGCTTTCTTCACCAGATCTAACGCTGTAAATATTATCAAGAACTTGTTGTTGCGTTCCTTTAAAACCGTATTTTGTAGTACCAAAAGTTAACTCTTGCTCTGGGCTCTCAAAAAGATCATCAAAAAACTTCATATCTGGAGAGCTCTTTAAAGTTGTTAAGTAGTTATCTTTATATTGAGTAGAGCTTGTGACTTCGGCGTTATCATCACCAGCATCACCAGTATCACCAGTATCACCGGTATCGCCAGTATCACTAGTGTCGCTAGTATCGCTAGTGTCGCTAGTATCGCTAGTATCGCTAGTATCATCTGTGCCGCCGCCGCCACCTTCTTTTTTATTATCTTTCTTACTGCTATCAGGTAAACTATTATTGTGATTTTGCTCTAAGCCTTTAGTTATATATTCAGCTAATAGATTTTTAGCTAAATCATCGTCACCTTTTATAGCTTTCATTATCCTTTTAATATCTCTTTTAGTTATTTTACCATTATCAGTTGGATCTAGTCTTTCTATTATTTTTTTATCTATACCCAAGTTTTGATAAGTTCCGTTTTGTAAAGCTTCTGTTAAGTCGTCTGTAAAGTTTCTACCAGCAAACATTGGGTCTTCCATTAATGACTTTAAATCCCCAGTTTCAATTATATTATTTCTAACATTTTGAAACATCTGATTATAATTAAACTGAGCATTGTCTCCAGGTTTTATGTTAGTTGCTTTTTCTACAACAGTGTCTAGCAAACCTGTTATTGTATCTTTACTTTTACTATCTACTTTTTTACTATCAACTAAAGATTGTATTTCGTCGGTTGTTTTAAAAATTTCGGTTTCAAAAGGAACACTATTACCTACTTTAGCCCCTCTCTTGTCTATATCATCTTGTTGATATGGATGAAACTCTTCTAACTTATTTCCTGTTTTTTTACCTGACCACATAAAGTTAGTCCATTTAGAAAAGTCCATACCATGAAGCTTAACGTTCATGTCTCTGTTAGCTTTAAATGCCTCGTCAAATGTCATGCCAGCATATTTATTAGCGTCTGGATTTGTTATCATATATCCAGTTTTACCATCTTTTTGTATAAGCTCTTTGTCACCATTAACAATATCAACAATATCATCAGCGTTGTCACCAAGTTTATTTTTAGGATCATCTCCTAGATCACCACCTGTAATACCACCAGCTATATCTTTTTTTAAATTTTCATTTTTTTCTAGCCCTTTTTTCATTTCAAGAATATCTCTCTTAGCTAGCATTTTATCTTTTTTGTTTAAATAAACATATCCGAATCTTTTCTTTTTTAATTTTTTATACATAGCGCTATACTCAGCTTCAGACATACCAGGATCTCTTTCTAGCTCAGAGTTCATTATTCTCATTAAATTTTGATTAAACTCTATGTTGTTTCTTTTGATAGTCTTAGCTGTGCCTTCGGCAACGTATGCTGCAGCTTTAGTTAACTCTGTAGTAACAGCTAACTTGCCACCTCCTTTTGTTTGAGCAACCGCCGCTGCCCCTCGTATTAATTGTGAATCTGCCATTTATTCGTCTTCTTTTAAATCTTCATATAACTTCTTGTAGTCTGTTTGATCACCAAAACCAGCTACCATATCAGCCGCTCCTTGTATTCCTCCAGATATAGCTGCCATCTTAGCCTGCTCTGCTGCGGCTATTCTTTGTTGTGCTCCAGCTAATTCCTGTTGTGACATTCCTAATAGTGTAGACTGCTTTTCTCTCTCCATGTTTCTAGACAGTATCTCTCCTTGTCTTTCCATAGATTGTATTTGACTAGCTTGAGCTGCCGCCGCTCTTTGATTAGCAGCTTCTTGCTGTCCTATACTAGCTGACGATTGTTGTGATGCTATCTGTCCTTGCTGCGCTAGTGACTGAGCTAGAGCAGCTATACCACTACCACCAGCCGCACCTCTTAACTCACCCATTATATTAGCTTGACTTTGTGCAAACTGTTGTGATTGAAATTGAGCCTGCTGTTGATTTATAGTTAAATCTTCCATAGTATTTTCCATATTAAGATATGGGTTACTTGTATCAAGATTAGCATATATATCTTTAAGCCTTTTCATTTCTGCTTCTTTTTTCTTAGCCTCTCTTTGTGCTTGCTTTTTAGCTTGATTAGCTTTTACAGCCCCAAAAATACTCAGGCCTGTCGAGACCGCTGCCCCAACTATAGGTACAATTTTAAGTGGACTATTAGAATTTTCTGCCATAATTATTTAATTTACTATATTATAGTTACATTTTTTGGTCACTATTTACTACTTTCAGACACTTGACATGCTGCCGAATACATCTCAGCTTTTTCATCAGAACTGTTTTTAAATCTAACTAAACCGTAATAACCAACTAAAGAAGAGCAATTAACAGCGTTGTCTTTAGAAAAGAATATAAAGTTAGAAGAAGTAGGTGGTGTTACGCTATCAGCCATATCAAAAGTAATACTTGTTGTCAATGTGCCATCTGTTAAAGAAGTTGAGTGATCTATTGATTTAACTTTACCTATTTCAACAAATTGCTCTTGTGTATTATTTACTTGGAATCCAGCCACTGCCTCTGATTCTAGCACAGCATAATAACCAACGTCTCCAACCTGAAGTGAAGGGTAGCTATTTCTAGGAAATTGTAATGTTGTATTTGCCATATTATGTTATTGTTAAAAAATCACTAGTAGTTAACTCCATTGTAACAGTAGCATTACCAAATTTTACAATTCTAACACTACCAGTTATTGTTGCTACCGTTGGGGTTGTTTCGTCGTTCACTGTTGTTTTTAAGTTATACATTTCTAATTGAGTACCACCATTGTTAGCTGAAACTGAGTTAGTCCAGTTTGAAGCAGAAGCATCTGTGCTAGACCAAGAAGGGTTAGCATGTGCACTAAACTTAGTGCCTCCACCACCTTTAGTTGCTACGTATGTAAAATCAAAAGCTCGAACAGGGACTGTTACGCCAACTCCGCCACCGTTTAATTGATCTATAGTGTGATTAGCTTTTCCTATATATCTTATAGTAGGGCTAGTAGTTATTGTGTAATTAGTACCAGCGGAGACTGTTAGATTTAAAGTTATATCAGCAAGCTGACTAATCGTTATATCAGAAGACAGCGTTGATAATATTGTAGTTGATCCTTTTGGTTGAACTTTAATTTCATAAGTATCTGTGCCAGCTGGAAATTCTTGTATTACTGAAACAAAACCTTTATTAGGTATTGTTGCGGAATGACCTTTTATAATACCAGCTATTGGATGAAAAATATCAGCATTAGATATACTAGTACTGGCACTCATTATAGATGTATTGTTACTATTTTTTATTATTGTTAAATCAAATTGTGAGCCAACATCACCATATATTTTTATATTTCTACGATCTCCTTTATCTGAAACTTGATTTGAGCCATATACAATATTTTTTATTAAGTTAGTGCTAGTTATTGCTTTTGCAACTGAAGCGTTTATAAAAGCCGCTGTATGATTAGCACTTATTGAAGTAGCACTAGGATGTGGTATGTTTGTATCAGAAATAAAAAACACATCCATTATATATTCTGTTATCTTATTATTACTATCCCTTGTTACGCTATTTACTTTTAAGTTTATATTAGGAGTTTGTGGTTCAAACAATCTAGTAAAACTCAAAGTGGGTTGTGATAAAAAATAATAACCACTACTAGATGTTATTTTTATTTGAGCTATTTTTGCAGCAACATTAGCTGTTAAATTTGGTGTGTTTAAAATGTGTATTCTAATATTATTATCTACACCTATTATATAGCTACTACCAGCAGGCTGTTTAGTAACATCAATGCTTGTTGACACATTAGGATATTCATTTAAATCAAGTGAAATAACTAAAGTACTAGTGCCAATGCTAACATCTTGTGCTGCTAATAGTTTTGCGTCACCAGCTATATCTAAATTAATAGTTTTGCCAGCTGTTATAGTAAACAAAGATCCAAACGTTACAGTAACTGTTACATTATTACTAGGTGTTCCAGCTGTACCAGTGTCAGTAAAAACAACTGATGTGACGTTATCAGGTAGCGTTGATATAGAAAAATCAGATGCTGTTACTACGTAACCTGACTTAGGTGATATAGTTAACGTTCCAGAAGTAATCATGTTACCACCTATAACAGAATCTCCTATTCTCTCAGTAAACTTAAGTGTTGTTGATGTATAATTAGCCATGTTATGTGTTTTATGCTGGTGGATAATTTGTTTGATTTATTACTGAAACAAGTTGACCTTGAGCGCCGTCACTATCAGTAACTGTTATTGTATAAGTACCAGGGCCTCCTATGCCATTTTGATTAGAAGGAATTGTCGTGTACGCTTCAGTGAAAACAAGACCACTTTTACCCCATTGAGAAGCAACTGGATTGCTTGTTGAATCATAACCATTTGGCCCTTGAAGATTAAAAACGTATGGAGGTTGACCACCGCTGGCTTGAAAGAAAAAGAAGCCATACTGAGTAACATTTGGCAAAAAATTAATATTTATATTAAGCGTGCTAACCACAACTTCTTCCTCTGTTTGAGTTGATGGAGTGGTAGTACCTTCATCAACAGGATTTTCTAATGGAAAGCCTATACCTTGTAAAGATAATTCACTAGGATCAATATTACCTATAGCAGTTTGTATTCCACTTATTTTATTAAACCATTTGTTTTCTTTATTTATAAATTCAAATAACTTGCCATCTTGCATGTCAGTGCTAAATAAATCTACATACCAACCAGCATTTGCTTGTAAATTATAGTACTCACCATCGCCATCATTAGCGCCAGCGTAAGTTTCTATAACATTACCATCATCATCAGTATGAGTTGTTATTTGACTTATAGCCGCTTTAGAACCTTCGTAAATTACAGTTTTAAATGATTTTACTATACTAGCTTCGTCATTGAATACCACTTCTATTTCTGAATCAACAAAGTCATCATCATAAAATGTATTTCTATTAACATCTTCATCGTAATGCTCATATATTTTATATGTGTTTGAAGTTATATATTTTCCGTTTACAGAAACTCCAGATGAAGGGACAAAAGATTTAAAACTAACCCAACCTTTACTACCTTCGTTAAATGAAACTGTTATCGGTTTTATTGCCGGGGTGGTTACACAACCACTATCAGGGCACGTTACTGAAGCTACTTGATATTCCTCAGCTATATTTAAAGTTAAGTTATACTCACCGTTAACTACATCGAAGGTTCCAACTAAGTCATCACAAAGTTTTAAGTGCTCTCTAAAATAAGATTTCATGCCTACATTAGATATAGGTGTTAAACCATCTTGTGATAATCTTAATACAGCGCCCCTTTGCTTGTCCGAAAAATATAATCTATATTGGTCATGAGCTAGTGACTCAGGGTTTTTTGATATACCGTAATCCCCAGCAAATGGTATAGCTTGTCCTAAAGTTTTACTTGTAGCAGTTAAGTTTGTATTACCATCAGCATTAAATACAGCGTCTTTATTTGCTAACACTCTTAAAACTTTATCTTCACAAAAAGTAATTAAGTCTGTATCTCTAGTCTTTAAAGCTTGTATAGAGCCATATGCTGGATTTAAATTTTTAGTAATTTTTTCAGCCATATTAAACTGATTAAGCTCATTAACGCTTGATGTAGAATTATACAAACCTGAGTGTATTAATCCACTACCTATTTTTTCTTGACCGTATTCTAAAAACGTTGAAGAAACTTTTATTCCATTATTTATTGTTGGTGCATTAAAATCATCACGTATTCTATCTGATTCTATTCCATTACCAAATGAATAACAATTAAACCATCTTAATTCTGTTGGATAGTTCCAAACTTCTTTATCTATTTTGTATATGCCAGATGTTTCTAGAAACTGTATAGATAGGCCAAGAATATTAGAAACTAAAGCTGGTTTATTTAAAGTTATTGTTGGAGGATCAAGCTGAATACTCTCTACAAAAGTTCCTGAATCTATGTTTCCATCTGATACTACTTGAAACCCAGGGCCTACATTAACTCCTTCTAAATCACTAGTAGTTAGTTGAGTGTTGTTGCCAAGAATACTACAAGTTAAGGTAGTTACATCTGCGTCATATGCTACGTTAACGCCAGAAAAGCTAGTTGATTTATAATGACCTAATATTTTAGATCTAGTAGTCGTGCCATCTTTATGTATAAATTTGATTTCATCATTTATTGCCAAAACACCAGTTAAATTAGTTAGCACGCCATTATCATCTTGTTGTATTTTTACGCCGTCATCACTAAGATTTTCTATAGCATAACTAATATTAGGTAGCAATACCGGTTGCGTTATAGTTTGATCACCAGATATAATGCTTCTAACAGCTCGTATTTCACTAGCTTTTTTTATGTCTGTAGAAGCTTTAGTAAATAATTGTATATTGTCGTTATTTAGCTCTATAGGTATTGCGCTACTAGCTTCATAATAAATATCTAAACCAACATCTTCTTTAGGCTCTGTTTCCCAACAAGCTGAATTTGTTATAATACTATCATCTTGTAAATCTTCATCAGGCATTCTTTCTAATATCTCTATAGTAAAACTACCCATACCATTATGTGACACTTCGCCCCTTGGGTCCCAAACAGATATATCTATACCAGATCCAACAATAGCACCACCATCTTGATCAAGTTTTGCAAATCTAGTTATTATAGAATGTCTAGGATTTAAAGGGTTTATATTAGCGCCAAGTCCATTACCAAGATTTTTAGCGTCAATATTTACTTGGCCTTCATATGGAGTGTTTATGCCACTATAATCTTCGCCAAATATATTAGTATTTATATCTTGTTGTATATGTGAAACTCTATAAACAACTTGATTAGGGTCTGCTGTAAACCTAAATAATGTACCCTCTGTTTGCATTAAAGATTTAAATATAGAGTCTTTACCTGGAGCAAATCCACCCACCGTACCTACGCTCGAAAAAGTAAGCTGCCCTCTATTATCTTGCATATAAGCTGGTCCTTGTGCTAAACCCACGGGCTTCCAGTTAGGCAATATACCTTGATCCCAAGGAAAACTAGCGGTAGACGTGTAGTCTGGAAAACCTTCGTGCTTTCCAAATACAGTAAACTGCGCTGGGTCACTACCATAATAAGTGTCAGAGCCAAAATTTAATCCTTCTGACATCCAAGTAGCACTAATAAAATCTGACATCCCTCCATCACCATGAGAGAAAAACGGCATTACCTGTAAATAACTTTCAAGACCTACTCCTGTGTATTTTATTTGATAACCAGTGTGAGCAGGTACTTCGTCAATAAATATACTAGCGGTTCTAGCCGTATTGCCTAGGCCCTCGGGGCCTTGTCCAGGTAAATCTAAATAATTTGTACCCTGGCCGTACCACCATTGCCAAAAATTGTTTGTTGTGTTAGGATCACCAGGTCCAAATTTAGGAACAGGCTGTGGTCCTATTTCTTCATCAAAAGAGTTTTCATCTTCTAAGTCATAATTTTCTACGTAACCCGATAAAGCGTCTAAGTCAGCTTGTGTACTAGAATTTGTAAAAGGTGGTGAAACATTGGTAGCAATATCAGCGGCTGTAAATACAGAATCAGCTGGCCAGGCTGCATTAGCAAAATCACCAGTAGTAGCAACATTATTTGCTGTATTAGCTATGTAACCTATTTCGTAAGTGTCTAAAATATTATACAATCCAGACGTTTCGTTTAAAACTCTAGATCGTAACGTGTTATCTTTTTTTATTTTAACAAAAAATCTACCATCAAACTGAGGTTTATTTTCTACAACCTCATCTCTAAGTTCAATAAAATATAGTATCGCATCAGCATCAGTATAATCGTCTACGTTTGCAGTGGTTATTTCAGAAGGATCTTCAATAATAGCAGATATTTTTTGAAACATATCTACTTCAGATTGTTTAAAAGTATCTTTTAATATAAGCATACCTTGACCAGTGTCGCCATCAGTTGCTACTTTAGTAACAACTTTAAAAGGGCTAAATGCTCTAATTTTTCCGCCAGTACTTGTTGTAAACTCACCAATTATTCTTACTTTTTTAGTACCTTTAAATCTTTCGTCTCTTATACTCATTTCTTCCCAAGCGCCGTCTGTTGTTCTAATTTTGCTCTGGTTTATTAATTTATCTGGAACAGCGTTTGTAACATCATCATTCTCGTAAACATTATCTCTGTTTATTAAAATAGGTGAATAATCATTTTTGTTAGTTTTAATATAATCAGGCGCTTCATTTTCTATGGCTAATATTTTATATCTAGCTTCTTCTTTTACTGGAACTTGACTTCCGTGTTCATTTTTTAATATTAGATAAGTTTCTTCATCTAATTTGTTTCTATCAGCAGAAGCAAAGGCTAACCAAACATTACCGTCGCCAGCATCGTACCATCTATCCATTACTAAATTGTGATACTCATTAGAAGTTTCTTTTACATAGTATTTAATATACTCAATCCAAGGTTTACCATTGTAAAGAAATGCAGTTGGATTACCTCCCCAATTTTGTTGTAAACTAAATCTATTACTAAAGTCACTGAAGTTTTTATCTAAATATATACTACCTGAGTTATCATTACCGTTATCATCTTCATAGCCATACGCTATAACAGGCGTTTCTCTACCATACTTATCACCAATAACAATGCCAAATTTATACTCTCTATCTGTTTTAACTGACTTGGCTGGAACTGGAAAAGATACTGCATCTGATATTATTGATTGAGTTAATCCTACTGGATATTTTAAATCATAGCCTTGCAAGTAATTTCCATAAACAAGCCTGTTACCTGTTATCTCTTGAGTTACAGCGGTCTTAGGAACATTATCCCAGGATCTTAATAATTGATTTGAAGGAAGAACTCTATGTATCATTTCAGAGCTTATCTGCAGCTCTCCTGTATTTATTTCATTTTCATCTGTAAAATTTTTCCACTCAGCGTCAAAACCTCTAGTTATAGTTTTTATTATATATACATTAGCATTATCTGTCGTTTTCCAAAGTATATCTACAGCCTTTACGTCGATAGGTCTTATTGATATATCTGGTATAAAACCTGTTATAATTAGCTCTCTAACAATGTTAGTCATACCATCATTAAATCCTTGACTAGCTGTATAAGAAAATTCACCAGGTAAAAAAGCTAGTTCTGAAAAAGGAGAAAATGAAGAACATTCATTATCTTCATATTTATATCTATAACCAAACCTACCAAATTTAGTTTCAAATAAAGGTCTTTTTTGCTCTAATTTAAATTCCCAAGTATCAGGATTTTCACCTGATAGTGCAGTATCAACAAATGTTAAAACAACATTAAAAAGGTTTTCATCTGAATCAAAGTTAAAAGATTGAGAGTCTACAGTACCTATAATAATAACTGGGTCAAAGTTATCATTAGCGCTAGTAAAAGTAAATACATCACCATTAACAATTTCTACATTATTTGGAAATTGTATTGTTTTAACAGCGCCTTCTACCGGAACTGAAGGTATTGCGTTTTCGTCTATAAAAGAGAAGTTGTTGATAACACCTGTAATAGCGCCGTCTCTTTCTTTTTCCCTCATTAATAAAGTTGGTGCTGATTTCGGTGCTTTACGTATTACTGTAATATGTTCTTTTTTTATATCTGAAGTTATAACATTTTCTAAATCACTAATAATAATTAAATCATTTTCATCAGATAAATTTTCTGGATTTTGTACATAAAGTTGAGTTTGATTATAATTATATTCTGTACCTGCTTTTGATCTTCTTATATTTATTTTTTTAGGCTCATCGTTGCCATCTGTAAAAAATAACAAATCATCTATAACATTTATACCTGTTATTAGTTTTTCTTGTTTAAAGTTTAAAACTCTTTCTTTGTGAATAAATTTAAAAGCAACGCCTGTATCTAAATCACCTGTTTGAACACTTGCTAGCGTAAGTTTATTTGTTGTTGAATCTAAATCTACTATTTCAACTCCAGGTACACCATCAGTAAAAAGCAAGTGATCATTATTACTATTCTGAGCAAACATAACCATACCAACCCTATATCTATCAGCGTCTATAACCGTTATTCGATCATAGCCATTAGCTGGATTTGATTGGCCAGCACCGAAAGTAGAATACACGTCCGAGTTGCTTGTAAAATTACCGCCACTTAAAGTAAAAACATCTTGCTTTTGCCCCATCACAGCAAATCTATCTACAAATATCGATCTAGCATTTTGCGTAACTGTATCTACTTCTACTATACTATCAACAAAAACTCTTTGCGTTGGTGATGTAGCTTGCGTTATATTTGTTGCTGTTGTTTTACCGATATCTGGAGCAGCAGCAAAAAAATAAGCTTTATCATTTTTTTCATCAGCTACACTACCAATTATTTTTGTAGAAGGTATAGTACCATTTTCCAATGTAATATAAGATATACTATTATAAGCTCCATCATTATCATTGCCGCCATCACTAATATGAGAGTTACCTTGTAAATTTTGTACGACACCTGCATTACCTATACCTTCAGAATCACCATCAGTAGTTCTAACTTGTATATTTAAAGCGTCTCTATATTCACCGTTAGGAACTAGTCTCTCATCGAGATCTTTGTTCATTTTACCGGCTGTAAATGTGTGTTTAATTTCCGGCATAACTATTTAATTTGTTTACCCATACCTTTTAGTACTTGTGTAAATTCTTCTATTTTAATATTTGATAACCTAATTTTTGCTTTTCTAGTTTCAGCAAATCTTTCTTTTTTAAATCTTTGAACTATATACTCTGGTATATTAGATCTTGTAGATAATATACCATAAGCTATATGTTTATAACAAGCTTCTTCACAAAACTTATGAACTACCATTTCAGCATCATTGCCTAACCCATCGCTAACATAATGTAGCGTTATTGTCTTACCGGCTAAATCAGAACTAAATTTTAACAAGCCTCTTAAGTTATCTATAAAATAACTTCCATTAATTTGAGAGTGTTCAGGTTCTAATCCATATCTTCTACCTTCTGTTGATATTTCTATATCTGATGAATAATTAATATCATATAATTGGTAATCAACTGGCGTTTGGCTTTTAAAACTTTCAGAAGTATTACTTGGTGACTGTTCAGTTAAATCGTTACCAGTAAATTGATAATTACCATCAGCGTCTTGTGTTATAGCAAATGGATCAGATGTTTTTCTAGCAGGATATAAAATTCTTTCTAAACCATCAGTTCCAACTCTAACAACTTTAATGTAATTAACATAATCTTGCGGTAGTATCATTGATAGAGTATTTGGCACTTCTATCTCTTGAGATTTAAAAGATCTTAAAATATCATATGATAATTCTTGTATAGCACGCATAGCGTGAAACTGAACATCTGTTCTACTAACTTTAGATATTATTTTACTTTCACCTACATAAGATATCATAAAAGCATTTATAATATTATCTAATGTTACAAACTGATAATCACCAAAGTTGCTACCAGTGTAATAAGAATTTTGACTTTGATTATCTAATAATCCCATAATTAACTATTTTGTTCTTGATTGTTTAGTTGAATACTTCCAGCGCCAGCACTTTGAAGATCAGGTTGTTTCATTGTTATACCAAAGTATATTAATAATCTAGAAACTAAGTTTTCTTCTTCAGAAGGATGCAGCTCAAAGTTTTGTAAATCATTTGCATTGGCGTTGTATAAAGCTTTACCATTTAAAACCACATATGTCCATTTAGGATCAGCTGGCTTTTTATAATAACTAACCTCAAAATCTTCAGACATTAAAGCAGGGGCTGGATATATAGTTACTATACCAGAGTCTTCTCTAACAAATATTGATCTAGATGTTGTTGCTTTTGTTAATGGGTGGTTCTCAGTATAAGCAGCTTGGCTTTTATTCATTTGAGTTACTTTGTTGCCAGCTCTAGTAATTCCAATTATTTTATATATATCTGTAGGTAAAGTTAAACTAGCAGTACTGGTTTGTACTGTAGTATCAATATGGAAAGGATGTAATTTTTCTTCTAGCATTTCTATATTATCAGCGTAAACCATTTGATTTTTAGGTTTTAATTCTGCTGTATTTATTTTATAAAAATAACTTTCAAATATTTCAAGTTGAGATTTGTTAGATAACAAGTTAAATTCTTGAGGCGTTATATAACCTCTCTGCTCTTTGTTAGCTAATGTTAAAACTTTTTGATATACACTATTTATATTTATTGCCATTTGTTTATATTTTACTATATTATAGTTACATAATAAAGCGGAAGGTTAGCCTCTAAATAAAAATAGCCACCCGTAATGAGTGGCTATTAATATTAGTTAAAAGATTATTAGTTAAATCTTTTTTCTATATTTGCATATATCTCCATGCCTTCATCAGTTTTAAACCAATGTGCTAACGCTGTATATGGATGTTCGTCAAAAGGAACGGTCATTAATTTTCTATCAGTTGACGCCCAAACAAAATGCCTTTGATCGCTTGATAACTTTAATATTCCTTGCTCAACAGCTTTTATACCAAAGTTTCTAAGTTCAACATTACCGTCATTAGCTAATTCTAAAAATAAATCAGGATTATTTCTAGCAAATAATAATAAGTCTCTTTTTAATTCTTTAGAACTCATATTAGATACTTTAGAACCTTTTTCTACTCTCATTATTGCTTCAGCTTTATCAATGTCTATTTGTCTAGCCATTAGTATAGCATCTGCTTCTAATTCTAACCTATCAATTTGATGCGCAGCCACCTCAACGGGTTTGTGTTCATAAAATAAACTTCCATTATTAGGATGATATAAAGATAAAAACTTTTGTAAAGTTACTTTTGCTTTTTCAACAAATAAAGCCCCATTTCTAAAAACAATGTGCTCTAATCTTTGTTCGCCTTTCATTTCGTCAACAAATACTGTTCTTTGATTTTGACAATATTTTATTTCTCTTTCATATCCTTTTTCTTCATCAAACCAAAATAAATTAGAAGTTCTAATAGAATAAGATAAAGGTTTTTTACTACCTCTTAAATAATAAATTCTATCTTTTATTTCCCAAGTATTTTTTGGTTTAGCTTTTATTTTAGGAGCTTCAACCTTAGGTTGTTCAACAACCAATGCTTCTTCAACTATAGGTTCTTTAACCTTAGTTTGTTTTTTCTTTGCCATAATATAATATATAATATAATTAATAAAAATATAAGGGCGATACTAGACCGCCCTTATAAATAAATAGTCTTACTTCATTAACATAAAGTTGTTAGCACCTTGTACTATTAAACATCTTTCAGTTAAAAAGTGTAACTGCATTGCATCTAGCGCTGATGTAGCAGCTCCAACTGAACCAGTAGTCCAAGTCTTCATTCTTCTATCATCAGTTGCAGAAGCTCTGTATCTAACGTGTAAGAAAGGTCTCTTTAAGTTTTTACCTAATTGTTGGTCATAAACTGTAGAAACACCAGCTGGAATCATAACACCTCTAATTGCGTTAGAACCAGCAGCATCGTTAATACCACCTCTTGTAGCTTTATCATTTAAGTATCTAAAGTCAGACTTGTAGAAGTCATAAGAACCTCTTCTAAAACCTGAAAAACCTAAATTTAACGCCATATCTTCGTCGTTGTTGAACACTCCATAAGAAGTACCACCAGCTCCGTAAGAATTCATTGAAGCAAGCATGTCGTCCATTGCTAAACTAGTAGCTCTGTTTACAAACATCATATATTCTTCAATAGCGCCTTGCTTATCAAACTCAGCTAGTATAAGATCAAACTCAGCTAAATCAGTAGCAGCGTTAACACCAGTAACACCGGATGTAACATTACCTCTTTTAGTTATAGCTGAAAATAAACCTTCAGTACCAACTTTGTTATCACCGTCACCTGGATTACCAAGAACAGCATTAGTATCAAGAGCTGAAGCCGATAAGTTTAGCTCCGATTCTAGCATAGACATTTCTATATAATCGTTAAACCTAGCTCTAGTATCAGACTCTGCTTTTAAATACCATAAATAACCACCTTGTCCTTGCTCAGATGTAACTTCTACCCAACCAATTCTTGAAGCGTCTGATCCAGATACTTCGTAGTAATCTTTCATAATAATTGGTTTATTGCTAAAAGTTTTAAAGTCTGGTTCATTAGCTCCTCTTGAATCAGTAGCAGCTGGTGAAGCAGCGGTAGTGTTATAACTTACCCCTTTACCAAACTCAGAACCATAAACTAAAACAGTAGCGCCTAAAGCAGCTGAACTTGATCCAGCTCCAGCGGACATGTTAGCAGCGTCATAAGGTAATACAGTTAATAAATCTTTATCTGAGCCGTCCATTGCTGTAACAACACATCTGTTTACACCAGAAGATGTAGCAATAAGAACAGTATCGTTAACTCTAATACCATGCTTAGCTATTGTAGCTCCTGATCCAGAAATACCGTTTGTAGTATCTTCATTGTTGCCATCAATATCTGATTGAATTTGTATTGTTGTAGAAGTTTTTATCTCTGCTTTATAAGATAAATGTAATCTTCCTTGTTCCGACCAAATAACTTGATCTGAGGTCATTGCCTCTTCTGCACCGACTTGTGATAAGAAACCAGAGATCGTTCTTGGTCCGAAAACCTCAGCTTCTTTTTCCATTAAGTCTGGCAGGTATTGTTGAGCCCAACCCATATCTGTGTTGAAGTCAAGATAGTTTGTGTTTAGTGCTTGCTGCTGTGGGGCAGGTACACTATTCAAACTAGCTCCATTTGTAATTGCCATAATATATTCTTTTTAAATTATTAATTTCGTTTTCTAATTTTAAAAGATCTGTTTTTAATATCAGAAGAAGATTGACCTAAAACCCTATACTTGACACCCCCAACATTAGTTTCGCCGTGCGTTTTTCTAGGTTCTAAATTAATATTTTTATCTTTAGCAATTTGACCTTTAATAGCATCTGCCTTGCCTTGTTCATAAAAATGTTTAGCAATAGCATCTGCGTTCATAGCCGTATATAAAGATTTATGATAACCTGCCGCGTCATCAATAGTTGTTTTATCTTCACCAACAAACTTGTTGATAAAATTATTGATATCGCTTTGAGTTGTTTTTACTTTATCTACATCTTTAACATTAAACCTGTATTTTTTATCTCCGACATTGTATTCAAAACCTTTGAAATCTTGTCCAAAGAAACTTTCAGTTTTATTTAAAAATGTTCTTTTGCTTTTTTCAGATAATTTCTTCTGAGCTACAGAATCTTCGTTGTATTTGTTGTAGAAATTAATTGCTTCTTGCTGTTCAGTTGTTAACTTAGAGCCAGCTTTAATTTCTTCATAGTATTTAGACTTTTGCCCGTCTAAGTAGGCTTTAGCCTCGGCAACTTGCTCTTTGAGGGCTATTTTCTTTTTACGTTTAGTTTTGTCATCATCAATTTCTTCATCGACACCAAACGTGTCTTCTAATAAAAAGTTTCTTTCTTCACTATTTAAATGAGACTTAGTCATTCTGTAGTACTCATCTAAAACGTCAGTGTCATCCATTTTTGAAACGTCTCTATTTAAATTTACATAATCGTTTAAATCACCACCTGTTTCATCCATAAACTCTACTAGTTTTTGAACAGATTCTGGTAATGGTTTACCAGTTGTTTGTGATTCTGTTATCGCTTCTTCAACGGCCTCTTTAACTTCCTCTACTTTCTCTTCGTTAGTAACTTCTTCCATTGCTGGCTGTTCAGCTATCTCTTCAATAGGCTTTTCGTCTACGTTTGCTTTTACAACATCTTCCTCTTTTTTTGCTTGAGGAGCTTTATCTAAATCTATTTTAATAACATCTGGATCGCCAGCGCTATCAAACTTAGATTCATCTATTTCTTCTACAACCTCTTCAATAGATTGCTCTTGATTTTCTTCTGTTGTTTCTTCAACAGAGTCAGTTGTTTCTTCAACAACTTCTTCGTTTAGTTCTTCCATAATAAAATTTTATAAAATATTAAAAATTAGAGACCGAACGTTTCCATGCCCGCATCTCCGCTAAGTATATCATTACCCGATGACTCAAATGTTTTAATTGATTCACCATCAGTTTTTTGTGTATTCTTTTTATCAATCATTTGCATTTGCCCTTGAGTTTGCATATTAACTCTTTGATCTCTTCTATCTTCTCTCATAGCCTCTATTTTATTATTAGTTTGTTGTTTCATAGATTCTAATTTAGAGTTTAGTTGAAATTCAAATTGCATTAACTCCTTCTTTGACTCAACCTCTTGTTGCAAGTATTGTATTTTTAATTGATTTCTTGTTTGCTCAAGTTGAGCTTCTGTCTGTGCGCTTGCTTGCTGCTTCTGTATTTCAGCTTGTGCCGCAGCTTGCTGTGCTTGTTGATTTGCTTGAGACTGCGCTTGAATATTTTCTTGCTGCATTTTTTGGTCTCTTTGTATTTTCTTTTTTCTTTTTACTTTTAATAATTGATTAGCAAGTTTTATATTTCTTACATTACGTAAATCAATAGCATCATCTAAGTCTATTGACTGCTGTTGTAGCGCTGCTTGTATATTATTTTCAAGTAATTGTTTTTCTTCTTCATCTGGCATTAATTCTATAAATATACCAAAGTCATACAGATGTAAATTTTTCATTTCATCTAATGTTGCTACGTTGTGAGCGCCTAACGCTCTAATAAAAGCATCTTTTGTTGGTGAGTATTCTATTATATCAGCTATACGTAGCGATAAACACTCTGCTACCTCAGCTGTTATAAATAACATAGACTGTAATATATGTCTTGTTGCTGTATTAGAATTAGCGGCTGCTATTTTTTGTACACCAACTAAAGCATTACGATCAGGCGTGCTAGCATCTCTCGCTTCATTTAATCCAGTTACATCTCTTATCATTTGTAAATAATAGTTGTAAGTTGAAATTAAACTTTGTAGTTTACCGCTATTTACACCATTACTTATTTGCTGTATTGGAACTTTACCAGGATTCATGTCACCTTCAGACGTGAAACTTCTACCTATAACACTACCAGTTTGAAAGAACATGTTAAGTGCTTCTTGTGGATTATAGTTTGTTCCGTTACCTAAATCTATTTCAGCTAAACCATCTGCGTCCATATAAACACCATCAGGTACCATACGTGACATTACTTGTTGTAACTTTAAATGAGTTAGCTGTATCATATCAGCAAAGCTAGTTATTCTACCAACTAAACTTTCTATTCTACCCTCGTATAGTCTAGGCGCGACTATTTGATAATTCATTTTAACTCTTGAAAAATCAGAATCAGTACGCATCATATTGTCGCACATCTTCCAAGTTAATATTTTATCAGCGCCAATTATATAAACACCTTCGTACAAAACCTCAACAACTCTTTCTAACTTTTCAAAATTACCATCCATGCTTTCTGCGGGCGGATTAAATGTATCATCTTTTTCTATAATTTTTTCAGCGCCACTACCAACCTTCTTTAACTTGTAAACGTCGTTCATATGAGTTTTATAATTAAAATACAAAACATTAACTTTGTTTTTATCTCTATTAGCAACGTAATCTATTGGATAAGCATATTTATCTACTAAATCTTTTATTTCTTCTTCTGATAATTGTGGAAATTGTTTTACTAACTCATTTATAGGTAATTCTTTTACTTCACCAACATAGTATACATCATCGAAATATGGTGACTCTGTATGAGAATACACTAAATCAGCTGGATCAACATACTCAGCTTTAGCTCCATTGCTAAAATCAAATGTAGTTTTTGTTGCACCTATACCTAAAACAGTTAGATCATATAAACATCTTCTTCTTATTAGATCATAATCACTGCCTTCCATTAAAACGTTTAAAGCTTGCTCTTCAGCCAACTCTACGGCTTGCTTGTAATTTAACTGCATGTGTAACGCTAGCTCTTCTTTTGTATCTGGTAAAGTATCGGGATCGTTTTCATAAAGATCTATATCAAACTGTTCTTTAACCATATCAGTATAGTCTCTAGATTCCATATCCCTTATCATAGACTCCATATACTCTGTTCTTTTACTAACTCCATAAGCATCTTGAGAAAAACAATTTATTTCGTAATTTCTTTGTGCCATACCATTTACTACAATATCAACAAACTTAGGTATAATAGGTACTGGTTTCCAGTCTAAATTTAAATAAGATAAATCACCATTTATAGATAATTCATTTTTATACTTTTGTATAGGCTGCTCTCCCCTTGCGTATAGTCTTAATGTGTGAAAATTATTTTTGTGACTATTATATTTAGATGTGGCTCCAGAAAACCATTCGTGTCTTATAGCTCTTGCTACTTTTAAACCGTATTCTTCGCTAAGTTTTTCTAAATCGCTAACAGCTTGTGATGGAAAGTGTATAGAGTGTTCTGATCTCATATTTTATTTTTAATTATCTGTGATGAAAATCCTTTGTTATTATATTTTGATATATTTAAATTTAATGGTTCTCTTTTTTGTTTTGGATTAGGTCGATATAAATGTCTATTGCAGGCCATTACCGCTAACCCAGAACTTATTGAAGCATCGTGCTTTGTTCTTCTGTTTATATCAAACTTAGACCAATCATTTAATGTTTCGTTAAAATACATAGTTCCATAAGTCCCGTCTTTTAATAAACCAACATGATCATTAATATACATTTCAATAGCTGCGGCATGAGCTTGTTTTATATCTTCACTAGAGTTTGGTATACCACCAACTTCTTTTTCTGCTGTTGATAATTTATTCCAAACTTTGTCTGGTCTGTTCATGCTAAACGCTCTATATCCTCTTCTTCTTAAATAATATAATAATCTTGGCTTGTTATTTTCTGCAAGTAAAGGCATGCCATAAAAAACCAATGCCATTAAAACATCTTCAAAAAATATCTCAGCCGTTTGTGGTCTTGCTATGTATTCAAGAAAAAAAGTATTTGCTGGTGCGTCTTCCATTGAAAACTTTGTTAACCCATGCAGAGCACCTTTTGATCCTCGTTTATCTACTGTTCCAGATATATCGTATGAGTCACAACCAAACGCGCCCATATGTTCGTTACCTGGATATCGTACGCCATTTTTTAAAATAACGTTATTTTGTAATTTATCTCCTGGCACCCAGCTTATATTAAATCTACCACCAGGATCTGGATTAAAAGTAACTAGCGTGTCCTTTTTACCGTTTAACCATTGAAAGTTACCAGTTGTTATTACTGAAGAGTTTCTATTACCTTCGTTATAGTCTATTTGTTCGTATATCTTTATAAGATTAAATAAACTATTTTTTGTTTCATCTCTAAACGCATGCTCTTCAGTTCTAGGAAACTGACGGTAAAATTCGTTTAAAGCGTCTTGATCATCTTTTAAACCTTCAGCCTCATTTTCCCAATGATCTATAACGCCTTGATCTATCTCTAAGCCTTGAGGATCAATTGATGGTTTGCTAGGAGTGTTAAATACGGGTTGTCCAAATTCATCAATAAATCCTTCATAGTTCCATTCCATAGGGATAAACAAAGAATATAATCCTGACTTAGTCTGTCCATTACGATTTCTTTTTGTAACATCTGAATTGTTATATAGATTTTTAAAGTTATCACCACCCTTGTCAAGCGAGTTGCTAGTGCTACCCATCATACATTTACCTACAACTCTACTACCTAACCTTAGACAGGTTTTTGTAACCCTCCAATTATTTCTTATGTTATCAGGTCTTTCCCACTTACCACTTTCATCAT